GATGTATTATATATTTTTGCAATATCCTTCACACTAACACCATCAATATAACGTAATTTTATTATGTTATATTGTTTTGGAGTTAATTGTTTTAAAATTTCCTTTAGTATGACATCATCCGTAGTTTCCCCAATATCATAAGCTATCGGAGAATCTTCTATATCATAATAACTTTCCAATTCACACTCTCTTTTATTTAACTTTCTACAATATTTCAAATAATCTAGTACGTGATAATACATTTTAGAATAAAGATATGATGTAAATTTCTTTCCTTTTGTATCATCAAAAGAATTTACGGATTTTGAATATACAATGTATCCGTCGGATCTAAGATCCCCTATTTGCGTGTAATTCAATAATTTAAATTTGCTTATTACTGAATTTATGATAACTTTACTATCTTCATAACTTCTTATCATTATTTCCTCCTTTAAAAGTTGTTTTTTTTACGATTGTGTCTAATACATTAGAGAGACACTTGTACTAATAAATTTTGTGTATCTCTTTATATTTATATTATACCATAGTAAATATTAAAAGTCAACATTTATTTTAGTCTTTACCTTACGAGAAATATGTCGGATTACCGACTAAAGATACATCAGTACAAGCTTCGTATCTTGTACTGATGTATCCACAAGTTCTGTTTCATTTATTGATTTAGAACTTGTGAAAGAAACAAATGCTGATATAGTATAATGGCTATTACACCTGTTTTGTAATCAGGAAATCACTTTTCGACTAAGTGTCTCAGCACCATACAATAAAGTGTGAAATTTATAGGATTGAATTGTGGTGAATGTCTGCGGACTACACTTTATATTAGGAAATATACATATAGAATATCCCTTGCGGAAGTGTAAATTGGAGATATATAAAAGTATCTCCTACAATTTATGATTATTCGTAGGTTGTAATGTATTTAAAACTAGTCCTCGACAGACGTAAAACAGCGGAAGGAGATATGAAATGAAAAACGAGAAAATTATTCCATATTCAAGGTTTAAAGAGGTAAATAATAAGTTGATAAATACTACGTATGAACTTAGGGATTTAAAGGAAAAAAAGTACGATTTGAGCATGACAGCAGGACAACATGGTTATTTATCTACTTTAGTATTTAATGAGTTGGAAGATATAAAATCAAAAGATATTCCAATTCCTACAAAAGATGTGATTATAAATGTTATATTAAATCCACTGATGGATAGATTTAATTCAATTTTTAAAGATATAGAAAATGAGGAGTTCACGGTATTCACCTCGCCAAATAACCTGCTGAAATTTAAAAATGTTGAAGAGAAGGTTGATGATACTTATTTAGATGAATTAGTAGAATTATTGATTCCACGTTTGATAAATATTATTCAATTAGAATCAGTAAAGATATAATTATGAGATATAAAGATATACAACTCAGCAAATATAAGAATGATGAAATACTCGATTATTTCACAAATAAGATTAATCCTTATCCACTCAGTGATGATGTGATTTGGTGTAATAAAGAAAGGATCGGAAAATGTAATAGATGTGAAATGTATTGTCATCCAGATAATAATATATGGGGAATTAATTACGCCAGATATTATGGTGTTGAAAATAACGAAGAGTTAGTATTTTAGAACCTTTTTCGTAAAGGTTAAAGTAACACGTTATCGATTGATAATACGAGGTGATTAGCGTATCTGGGCTCACGGACGTTAAACTATGAGAGTTTGAAAGTGTTCAATGAAAGGAGGACATACTAATCGAAGATTTGCTCGCAGGCTAAATCGAGCAGTCCAAATAAAGAAAAGTCAAACTGTAAATCGTAGAGCAACGATGTAAAAGAAAGCTCAATTAGGCTTTACGCCGATTGAATTAAAAGTGTCTATGATGATGACTAGGCATTCCGACTTGACGGATGTAAAAATTCAAGTAGCAGGTCTCTCATACCTAACCAATGAGATGTCATCAACAAGGGATTGCGAAAGTAATCTCAAGATCAAGATTAAAATTGAAAGTTTGCCGTGAGTTGACACGTATAAATCTGATAAAAGCTAGACATAAGGGCTAGATGTTGTAATAAGCAACGGTAAAACTTATTTCAATAATAATAGTAGGCAGATTACTATAAAATCAATTTCATAATTTACTAGAGGAAACGGATGTCACTAGTGAATGAACTCACAGCCAAAAGAAGGCTGATCGTTATGTTGGAATTTATAATTTAATTGTAGATTACAAGTTAGCGAACGGATAATTATGATTATCTTATTACTAACAATTTGATTTGGATTAATTACCCAGATTAGTGAGTGGTTATCTCCGTAGCCACTCACAGAATATTTATACGGAGAAAATAAAACTACGGAGGATTAAATTAAAATGAGTAAAATGGATAAGGTTGAGCATTATGATAAAGATACTGGAGAAGAGCTACTGCAAGATGTTATAGAAAGTAATATGAAAGATGATTTCTATAAAAAGGCGGTTCATATGAAATATATGTTGGAAAATAAACCAGAAGAGTTAAATACTGAAGAAATTGAGGAGGCTGTAAAAACAGTAAATGGGTTTACCATTAATGATTTAAAACAATATGAATCATTTGTTAGTTATTACACAGCGAATAAAGATAAGTTAAATGAAGCTCTAGATAATTTATCAGATCAGGCTTATAAATGTTTATCTATATTAGTTGTAAGATATACTAGTTGTGATAATACAATACAGTTTAAAAACCATGTAAATATAGTTAAAGATGCTAAATTTATAGATATATTATCGCTATCTCCTAGCAAATGGAGTAGAGTAAAAAAAGAACTTATTGAAAAGGGGTGTATCAGAAGGATAAAACTCGATAAGAAAATAATATATAAAATAAATCCAACTGTAATCGGACACAGTATGAGGATAACCAAATGTACATATTATGCGTTTAGGAATGAATTAGCTAAAGAGTTTGAATTACATAAGAGGGTTTACTGGGATAAGCAAATACTCGAAGAATTTGGTCATGACATCCTCGATCAAGCGAAAAAAGTCAAGTGATGTAAAGACAGGTTACTATTAGATTGAGATTTTAAAAATTAGACATAACCCTAGCATTTATAAGGTGTTAGTTGTATTTTAAAACTTGTCATATGTGACCAAACAAATTTTTAGATTAGTCACATATGACAAGTTTTCAACTAAAATACACCGCGATATTAAAAGTTAAAACCTTTAATATAAATAAATAGTTGAGGTTGAAAACCCTCTTGATTACCTCATATAAATTAAATTTAAGGGGTTGAAGTAAATGGAAGTATCTAAAAATAAAGCATCTGTAATACTTAATAAATCTACAGAATTTATGTTGAAATACATTGTGGAGAATGATATTCAATGTCATGATTTACACATAGACAATATTGTCATATTATAGCATTAGTCAATAAAAGGAAAGAAGACGGAATATATTCTCATTCTAAATTAGATAATTCAGACTCAACTAGAGAATTGAAAAAGTCGATACAAAAGAAATTATTCATGAAGAATGACTGTATTTATCTTGATGATGAAAATCGAGTATTAAGATGTATTTGTGAAGATGATGAGACCGCTGTATTTGCAATGTTGAGATTCAATGGGAATGGTGAATCATATTTAGATTATGAGACGTTAATCGCATATTGTAATGATACAGATATTAATACAATGGGAGAATTACCTATAACTTATTGTTATCAGAATGTGAATGAAGCTATTGGAATGATTTATTAAGGAGGTCTCATAATGGGAATTGCCACAATAGAAATAAGTAAGAATGTGATATTAAAATCCTTATCAGATAAATATAGACAATTATCAATTGAAGATAGAAATATTTTAATGGAGACAGTAAATAGACTTTGGAGGAATAATGAAACTATTTAAACTTAAGAGTTCAAATTTAAGTATGTATTAGCAGAAGATATAAAAGATGTCACAGATACAGATACAAGTAGATGTACTGAAGAGTTGCTAGACATAGAATCAATTTTAGATGTGGATATAATCATAAGTGATAATGTTCTAAACTCAATAATTAGACAAGAGCTTAAAAGAATATACGATTAGATATGTAACGCAAGGCTGAGTTGGATAACTCACATAAGTTTTGCAGTTGTACCGACAATATAATCTGAAATTATAGTTAGTTGAAAATAGACTAACCGTCAATAAGCTGTGGATGACAGAAAATCCCAATCAGTAATAGATGGCAGACATCTGAAAAATCGGTTAAATTTATGGAGGTAATAAAATGTTTGGAAAAATTAAGACTAACACGATAATTTGGGCAACAACTCAATTATTAAAAATTGTAAATAAACTCAAAGATAAGGAAAGTCAAATTGAACGAATTGAAATTGGAGTACAACTAAAGAATAAAACTGATATTTTATTCACATCAGATAAAAAATTTATCATAGAGAATATTGATGGGACAGAAAGAGAAGTTACATTGAAAGATGTCAAGAAACAATTAAGCGAATTACTATAGATCAATGGATCAGATAAAACTTGCCAGCTTTGGTGAGTATGATGGTCAATAGACTATCACGTTATTATTCACTTCTAATTATGAAATTCATTTCAACTCTCCGGCTACGTGAGAAATTGCGTAGCTTCCTAAAATTCAATCAAAAGGAAAATTATATGAAACTTGAAGCAAGAGAATTTAATAAAGAAAAATCACAACAGGATATGGATAAATTGTTCAAACAATTAAACGGTTATGAAAATCCATATGCAATTAAAATTGTAAAAGATAATTATAAGAAAAAATAAAATTACAGGGGGAATATAAAAATGGCAAAGTCAGCGTTAACGATAAGTGAGCAGAATATTGTAGCAAGTGTACAAAATTGGGCAGAATTAATTGCACTAGTAGAGGCGAACAGAGATAACACGACAACTGTATATGACGATGAATCAATCGATCTTACAGGAGGATTAAGTTTAGATGGAGTTGAGATTACAGCGACGGCTGCGGAAATAAACTTAAATGATTTATCGGCTCAAACAGATATAGTGACGGCAGCAGGTGCGATATCTGTTACAAAAAAAGTTACTGAGTTGGATTCAACAATTGCTACATTTGCTGCAACCTTGGACGCTCCAGATTCTACGATGCAAGGTGTAGTTAAAATTATAGAGATGACAGCAGATAACGGGGATGTAACATTAGCATTGACAAATGTTCAAGGTCAGTCAGCAGGAACAGGAGCTACATTTACAGACATAGGAGATACGCTTGTTCTAATTGGTGGAACTAGCAAATGGAATGTCATAGGTGAGGCAGGAGTTACATTGGCATAATTAAATAAATGTTAAATTTGTATATTTTAAGGTAGGGACTAAATATCCTTATCCTTGAATATATAAGTAAAATAAATAAAGAGGCGAATAAAATGGTAAGAGATGAGTGCATCTACGAAAGTTTCAAGATGAAAAAAGTTTGTAGTTGTGGAAATAAAAAGAAAATATACAAATGTAGTTTAGTCAATGTTATTGTGATAGATAGGACATGTGCAAGATGTGTTAAATATGATAATGGTGATAACTTATGAGTAGACAATCAAGATTTAAAATACAACCTGGAATAAAGATGAAAACTTTATTCCTTGAGTTGCAAATAGACAAAGAAAAAAAATGTAAAATTTCGTTTAGAGAAATGACAAGAACATCATTAATGGAATACGTCAATGGTGATAAAATTTTATCAATGGGGGTTATAACCTATTGGAATAAGAAATTAGCTCCATATGCTCCATTTCCAAACGAGCCAGTTAGTGAAAGTTTAGCTTATAGATTAGCTATAGAAAAAGGTTATTTTACAGAGGAAGAAGTTCCAGAAAGTGATTTCACAAAAGATACAATGAAGATTAAGAATAAATTAGATGGGTATACATTGATGAGAAATGTGGAATTGGATATATTTGGATTTACACAAAATGAAATGTTTTCGTTAGATAGAAGGAAGAAAACTTTGATATTGTCAATTGGTGAAGGTAAATATAATAAGATATTAGAGAAGAATAAAAAGAAATTATTGAAGAGGTAGGTGACATATGGCTAGAATTACTGATGATGATATTACTAAGAAAGGCTTAGTCGCAAAATTTAATCTTGAAATGGATGAGAAAGAAAATGAGATAAAGGAATTGAAAATAAAGCTAGACGAAAAGGAAAAAGAATGTAAATCCCTAAAGAGAGGGATATCAATATATTCTACAGATGATAGCACTAAAAAGAAGATCTTAGAGTTAAGAAGTAAATATTATAGTCCTATTAGAATAGTTGAAACATTTTCTCACTTTGGAGAGGACATAGAATTAGATAGTGTGAAAGATATTGTAAATAATATAGATGAGTTAGATATAGAATATTCTGAATATTATAGAGAATGTGTTGAAAAATATGAGAATAATATTAAAATAAATCCAAATATACAAAAGCAAAGTTCATTGAATGAAGTTGTATTTTTAATGGATGAAACTATGGAAATGATACGAGAATGCTCTGATAATGCTGAAAAAGATAAATATATGAGAAGTTATAATGATTATATTAAAACTAAAACAAGCTTACTTAAGGATGTTGTATTCGGCGAAGAAGAAAAAGATCGTTCTATTGAAATATTAGATAGTACTATGGAAGAATATAGAGAGAACTCATGTAGAATAGTAAAATTATCAATTAATCCAAGCGAGATAAAAACATTGAAAAATATAAATTAAATTTTTAAGGTTCAAAATTGTGAGATAAAAACTCACCTACCTTATAGAAACGTCTGGAATAATTCGGCTTTGCTAAATTATCCGACTAACATTTCGAATAAAGAAATAAACTATAAGGAGAATAAATTAATAATAGAAAGAGCAAATAAAGCTTACTCTTATGAATTTGTTAAAGAATTTATAGAACTAAAAGGATGTAAGTTAATTTCTAATACTTATGTTAGAAACACTGATTTTTTAAAAATAGAATGTACATGCGGAAGAGAATTTGATAGATCTTTTGCTAAATTTAAAAACTCAAAAAGATATAAATGTAACGTGTGTACGGGTAAAACAAAATATGGTTTTGAAGAAGCCTTAGAATTACTAGAAAAATATTGTAAGTTAAAACCTAAAAATATATTTATAAATTCTAGTAAAAAACAAACCTTTATATGTATTGAATGTGGTAATGAAGTTACCACATACCCACATACTATAATAAAAAATAAAGTTCATGCTTGCTTCAGGTGTAACACTAATTATTTAGATTATTCATATGATGGTATTAAACACTATATTGAAAACAACTCACATTGCAAATTATTAGATACAGAATATGAAAGTTATGAGTCTAAAATAGAATTGGAGTGTAGTTGCAAGACTCGTTTTTACACCACATTTAAGAAATTTAAAAATAAAAATAAAAGGCAGTGTGATAATTGTAGTGGGTATGTTATACGAAGTTATGCTTATATTCGGTATAACATAGAAAAGAATGTGTCAACTTTATTGACAAGCGAATGTGACTATGAGAATACAAGACAAGTTATGCGTATAAAATGTTGGAAATGTGGTGAAACATATGAACAAGATTTTATATCTTATATATCTAATAAACATAGAAGTTGTTTTAAATGTTCCCACGTTTTAAATGGTTTAGGTAGGAGATATACTCATGAATACGTATATGATTATATTAAAAATCGTGGTTGTAAGTTAATTTCAAAATATGAAAAATCTAATGAGTATATAGATATTGAATGTAGTTGTAAAAAAATATTTACAACTACTTTTAATGAATTTAATACTGGAAATAAGAGAAGATGTAATAGTTGCAGGGGAACAGTTAGTAATGGAGAGAAATTTATAATGGATTGGTTAGATTCTATAGGTATTAAATACATACATCAAAAAAGTTTCAAGGACTGTATTCATATAAATACACTTCCTTTCGATTTTTATATACCAGAAAAAAATATTGCTATAGAAGTTGATGGATTTTTACATCGAGAATATGTAGAATACTTTTTTAAAAAATATTCTAATTTTTTAAAGTGTGTTTATAGGGATAGTATAAAAACTAAATATTGTAAAGACCATGATATAAAATTATTCAGAATAAAATATGATGATATTAAAGATATCGAGGGTTGGATAGATAAAAATGAACAGTTTATACTTAGATGAAAAATATAATATACTATACCAAAAAAATAGAAGTGATTATTTCGAACCAATTGCTATAAATTATAATATATCCACTAATGAATGTGAATTAATAGAGGATATCCCACATTTATTTTCACTGGTAAAATATGTGAGCTTTGTCAGAAGAAAAAAGAACCCTAAGAATGGGAAGTTTAGAATTCTTCCGTTATTTACATATCAATGGTCAAGCATCATAAATAATATACAAAGAGTTTTAGACCCTAGATCTGAAAGAGTATTAAATGCTTGGGCAAGACAAAGTGGTAAGAGTGAATCCATAAAATTAACTTTTGGGTATTTACAATCATTCGGAATGATGTATTTAGAAACTAAGTTAGATAGATTTTCATCAGTTTTAGCATCATTTGATGCTAAAAGTGTTAAAAAGTTATTTAAGGAGACTAAGCCTTATATATTAAAAGGTTTGGAATTATTTAACATAATGTTTCCCCATTCATCTTTAATATCAGACAAAGAAAATAGTAGATTAGAAAATAATGCCACTAAACTAGAGATCAATAGAATTATAGATGGCGAGGAACTACCATGGTCTCAAATATTTGCAATAACTACTGGGTCTCAGAACGATTCTTTGAGCTGTCATTGTATGATTGTTGATGAGAGTGGTCTGGTAAATAATCATGACTTTGAAGTATCTTCGACACCATTTACAACTGCCACAAATGCACCTATATTTTTATATGGGTTACCTACAAATAGTAGTGCTAGTTTTTTATTTCAAAATTTTTTAAATAGTAATACCACGAATGTAATTCACCCATGGGAAGATATTTATAAGTTAAGATTATTAACTGATAAAAAAATGGCAGAAGGATATAAATTAGATGTGACTAATAGAATGAGAGGCAATGAAAAATCATCTTATATTAGATGGAACTACTATTGTGATTTTGAAGATAGTAATGGTAAATTTATTACAAGAAAAGTATTAACTGATAGTAAAATATTAACCGAAACCATAGATACTCCTATTACAAATAAGAAGAATTGGATAATTTTAGGAGTAGATATTTCACCAAAACACGATTATTTTAGTATGACACTTACAGAACATACATTTGATTCATTTGGAAATCCTATAATAAAAGTAAAATATATGAAAACAGTTAATAAGAATAGAGAACGTAGAAGTATGGAATTCAAATGTAATGAAATTGTAAGTATATGTGATAGATTCAAAGTTGATATAGTATGTGTAGATAGTACATCTCAACAATTGTATTTTATTCAAACTTTATATAATGCTATGAGGGATAAAAAATGTAAAACTCAGATGTTTCCATATCCATATTCTTCAAATATGAAAGAAAAGTTATTTGGTTATTTAGAAACTATGTTATATGATCAACGGTTAAATTTACTATTAGAAGATGAAAGTTGGGAAAGTGAAAAATTAGTAGAAGAAATGCTATATCTTAAAAAAGAAAAAAAAGAAAATAGAATTGAATACAAAGCACCAGATTCTTCATCAGGAGACTTTTCAGATGATCATATAAATTCTTTAGCATTAAGTACTATTGGATATCATTATGCATTTGAATGCTCTAATAATAGAAAAGAATTTAATGATGGAGAACATGTTTGGCGACCTAGATTACAAAAGTTGGATTGGAAACCAAAAGAATCAACACCCTTCCCACGAACATACATGACAGTATTATAATAAACATATGGGATAAAACAATAAGAAGTCATGGGCTTATTGGACGATTACTCCTATGATCGTATCCCTTTAATATATCAAATAGGAGGTAATTAATAATGAGGTGGAATATAGAAAACATAAGCGAATGGTTGATTGAAAATTCTGGATTTACTTTATTGGATACTGAATATAAAGACTTAAAAACACCTTTGAAAGTATTATGTGGATGTGGAAAAGAGACAGAACTAAGTTTGAAAAACATCAAGAGAAACCCATTTAAATGTGAAAATTGTGGGCGTGGTACTAAAATAAAACTCATTTATAACGATATTAAAGATTTTGTAGAAAATAATTCAAATTGCAAATTAATAAGTACATAATATAAGAATAATCATACCCCTATGAATTTTGAATGTGAGTGTGGGAAGCCATTTACAACTCAATTTACTATATTTAAATCTATGAATAAGAGACAATGTGATGATTGTGGATTAGAAAATAGGAGTGAAAATATAAGACTATCATATGAACATGTTAAAACATATATAGAAAAAGACTCAAATAGAAAGTTATTGAGTGGTGACTATAAAAGTAATGTTGATAAACTAGCCATACAATGTGAATGTGGAAATTCCTTTGAAACAAACTTTTCTGAATTTAAAGGTGGTAAAATAACTTGTAATGAATGTACAAAAGAAAAGATGAGAAACTTATTTAATTTTAAGATAGAAGATGTTGAAGAATACGTTAAAGAGAACTCAGATTGCGAATTATTATCTACAGAATACATTAATAACAGTACTCAACTTAATTTTAAATGTAAGTGTGGAAATGATTTCACTCAAACTTTTGCGAATTTTAAGGTGAATGATAAACAGTGCGAAATATGTGCTCAAGATAAAAGAAACGAATCTAAAAAGAATTCATATAATTATGTTAAAAATTACATAGAAACTAATACTAATTGTATATTATTAAGTAAAACATATACTAATAATATGATTCCTATACGATTGAGATGTGAGTGTGGTACGGAATTTGAAGTACCATTTACACAAGTTATGGGAGGGAAAACTCATTGTAATAAGTGTTCTTTAGAATTAAAAGGACTAGATAGAAGGTTGACATATAAGGAAGTTAATGATTTTGTAGAGAAAAATAGTTCTTGTGAGTTATTAAGTACCGAATATAAAACAATAAAAGAACTCCTAATATTTAAATGTGAATGTGGTTCTAACTTCGAAAAAACTTTTGATGATTTTAAAGCTAGTAAGATAAGGAAATGTATTAAATGTTCGAATAAAGAAAGAGGATTAAATGGACGACACTCTTATGAATATGTAAAAGAATTTATAGAAGATAATAATTGTACTTTACTATCGAAAACATATGATGGGGTAGATGAATTATTAGATGTAGAATGTAATTGTACAAATACATTCAGAACCTCATTCCATTGCTTTCAGAACTCTTACAAGAGAACGTGTGGAATTTGTAGTAAGGCTAGTAAGGGGGAATTAAGAATAGATATGTTCTTAAAATCTAAAATCTATACCTGAACATTTTTTTAAAGGTTGTAAAAACGATAGAGTGCTAAGGTTTGACTTTTATTTATCGGATTATAATATATTAATAGAGTATAATGGAAAGCAACATTACTATTCGATTCCTTATTTTGGAGGAGAAGATACTCTTAAAAGACAAAAGGTTAATGATGCTATAAAAGAAAAATATTGTCAAGATAATAATATAAAATTAATTAGAATTCCATATTGGGACTTTAATAATATAGAATCTATACTTGAAATAGAAGTGGGATTAAAGGAGGTGATTTAAATTTCAACTTACGCATTTACATATCTATTAGACAAATCAGATGAAGCAGAAAGACAGATAGAGATTGATACGATACGAAAAATGAGGAAAGGTGAATCATTTGAGTTCTTCAAGTCAAAATTCGTTTTAGAAAAAAACCTAAAAAATAGTGATGGTCAACTGATGGTCACGGACGAAGAATTAAAAAAAATATATATAGATTATAATTATATGGATTCAATTATAAAAAAACTTGTATCTTATTGCCCAGATTTAGTCAACGTATTTACAAGAGATTCTGAGAAAAGAAAATTTATAAAAGATGCTCTAAATGAGATAGATTGGAATCTACTTTTAAATGAAATATATGATGGATTAGAAGAGTCTGGAGATATGTTTTTAGAAATATTCTTTGATGATGAGGAAGATAAGATACCTAAACTAATGGTGTTAGATTCATTTAATATGAAAAGAGCATTGCTTAATGATAAGAATAGATATAAACAATATGTATATGAAGAATGGGTAGAAGATGAATATGCTGATTTAGGCAGTGGTGAGATTATTGATAATATCGATAGAGAGAGAATAGTAATATACGAAAAAGGCAGAAAGGTGATACTAGATCCTTTATTTGATGAGGATAATAAATTAATAAAAGATGAAAAAGGTAATAAGCAGTATGGAGTTGATACAATTATAAATAGAGATAGTTATATTAATGATTTTCCTTTGATTCATATAAAAGGGTACAAAAAACAGAGGGATGAATTTAGTGAGATACCAGCAGAACACTATATTGACCCAAGTCTTTTATTAGTTTCTATACTCAGTAACATTCGTCAATGCAACTTAAACTTAGGATTCCCAATCCTAGCAATTATCGATGGAATTTTAGGATCAGGCAGTAGAAGGACTCCTGCTGGGTTTCTAGAAATTAATACTAAAGCAACAGGAGTCCCAGATGGAAAGCAAGCTCAACTACAAGATGTTCAAATTAAGAATGACTTAAACTCAATGTTCAAAGAATTTACAGTAGCACGAGATGATCTGTTTGGGAAAGCAGGTCTAATAACTCCCAGCTTATTAGAAAAACTTAACATCGACTCATCACGGGTAATCCAACAACTCAATCTCCCTAGTGAAAATAAAATTGAGCTGTATGTAGACAGTATAATTAAAGCCATGCAATTGTGGTTTAAAATTTTACTAAAAGAAAATGATATGTATGATGAGGAAACAGATAAAAATTTATCATTCCAGAAACCTAAATTCATAATCAAATCTTCTCCTTTCGATCAACTTTTATATGAGCAATCTGAAATCAAATCAACTAAGAAATCTAGAAAAGAAATCTATATTGAAAATGGTGATTCTGATGAGGAAATTGAATTAAGAGAAAATGAAATTAATGAGGAGTTAGGGGATGAAAATAAAGATAAAAGTGTTATGAAAAATGAAGTATCGGATCGAGTATCAAACGGACAAAATGTTGATAATAACATGATAAATACATAATTTAAATTAGGAGGAAGAAGTGGAAAGCGTAGAGGATACTAAAAAAGAAGAGGAAGTAAAAGTAGAAGATGTTAAGAAAGAAGAAGTAATTATTGAAGTTCCAAAAGTTGTAGAGGATAAGCCAAAAGAAGAAGTTATTCCACAAATTAATGTTGAGGAAATTACTAGAAAAGTTGTTGAAGAAATGGCTAAATTAAACGAAGAAAAAATACAAAGTATCACAAGTTCATTTGATGAAAAATTGAAAGAAATGGAAAAGAACGCTAAAGAGAAAGATGAAACTTATGATAAGTTATTTGAAGGAATAAAAGATAATAAGAATGTTAAAAATATTCTAGAAGAAATGGAAAAAAATAAGGACATCGAAAGTAAAGCTAAAAAAGATAAGGAATTATTGGAATTAGCTCAAACAGCTCAAGCTCAAGCTAAACAGGCTGTGGAAGAAAAAGAGGCATTGTTAAAGAAAATGGCAGATGATAAAGTAGCTTCGGATTTAGCTCTTGAGGTACAAAAGTTTAGGAATGCATTAACCGAAGAAAAAACTAGTAAACCTTGGCTGGCTGATAAGCTTGACCAAATATTACTGGATAATGAGGGCTATGAGACACAAAAGAATGATTATAGAACACTAACTAAATTCTTCGATACAGCAGACGAGCAAGAGAAATTTAATGCTAAAAAGAAAGCTGGAGGATCAGCGTTTGATGGTGTAAAAGTTTCAAATGGTAAAGAAAAAAAAGAAGGAATACTTGATTTTAGCACTAACTACCTAAATAAGTTATTGGGTAAATAAAATATAAAGAGGATGTGAATTTAAATGGCAGATGTAGCACAATACGGATTAGACGCTTTAGCACATATCAGAGCTAATAAAGTAGCAGATGCGGACATAATTGAAGGGATGTTATTTGGTCTTGATGGTGACGGTAAAATTGTAGTAGCTGATGCAGCAACGGGAGTTAAAGCAGATGGGATAATTGTAAATGGTTCTCCTAAAAATTGGGGAGCAGAAAAAGTATTTAATTTGGTTTCTACATTAAAAGCAGGATTATCATCAGATTTAAATAAGTATGGACAAATAGATGTCGCAGAAGGTACTTATACAAATGCTCAAATTGGACAAAAAGTTTATTTAGGAGCAAGTGGAGCTTACACTTTAACTAAAAATACAACTGTTGGACAATTAGATCAATGGGTAGGTAAAGTATGGTCAAGAGGGTGTATTTTAATTGACTTGTCAAATGACCCAGAAGGAACAACTGTAGTATCTCCTACTCAGACTCTTACAGTAGCAGGAGCGAATACGATAGCAGTTGCAACTGAGCAGTTATACTTGAATAATGCTGTAGCAGCAATTACAGCAACAATAGCAGATGCATCTACACATGAAGGTTTATTTTATGTAAAAGCAGGGTTAGAACCCGGAGCCGGACAGGATCATACAGTTACTTTGACTTCTGGAACATGGAATGGTACAAATTCTATCGCCACTTTTACAGATATTTTGGATGCTATTTTGGTAGTATTTGATTCTTCAGGAAACGGTACAATAGTCGCGAATACAGGTGCAGTAGCTTTTAGTTAATAACGATATAACAACAAAGTGGGTATATCTGTCGTGAGACATAGTCACTGCCCGCTATTTATCACAAATAAAACAGAAAATTAAGGAGGAATAAATAATGGCAGACTTAACAATATACACAGGGAGAGAAGGTATTGGAAATATTCCCAATGTCAAATATGGAGCATCGGATTCTCTAAAAGGGGTTTTCGCTGAAATTGTAGCCTCAAACTCATTACCTATGCAATATACAGATGCTTTGAACGAAGTATTGTCACCAATGGAAGTAATTGTACCAAGAAAAGATGGTAGTTCATTACCAGTAAAAATTCATAATGTTAAATTTACTAAAGGTGGGATTCAAACTTCTGCTAAAGAATTTAGATCATATATGGATAAATTCGATATGGAGAAATCACAAGGTTTTAATGTTATGAATTTTGATTATGATGATACGACTATTCTTGAGGCTAGAAATAATGAAGTTGATCTTGATCAAGAAGCGAGAGAGAAATTAACTGCGGTTAGAGGAACTTATGTAAATAAATATTTGCCTTTCTCAAGATTGAAAGCAATTATAACTGGAACAACTCAATCAGATTCAGTTCCTACTTTAGATAGTGGAACGACTGGTTTAGCAGGTTATAAAAGATCATTTGGATTTGCTAGGGGAGAGGACTTTGCAGATTTTGTGACTGTAACTGATGGAGTAACAACTAGAAATCACTATAGAACCCTTATAGGAGCTACATATTCTTCTACAGACATCACAAATGCCATAGATTTAATTGAAGATACTAATATGTATTCAAAGAAAGGTGTACTTGTTTTAGGTAATCCTAGAGTAATTCAGAATTTAGCACTATTAGCTAATTCTCCTGACAATGCAGATATAGCTTATTTTGGAAGTGTAACTGAAATGTTTGGAGCTTCATTTAAGAAAATACCGGGAATGCATAAAGATTTCTTAATATTCTTAGATATGGGGTACGTTGATCAAAGTGGAAATCCACTATTAGTTAGAGGTGTTGAAATTGATGAAGAGCAGAGAGGTATGGGGATTGTTATGAAAGATGATATTAAAGCTTTCAAATCAGTCATCGATCTTGGAGGTTCTAAAACAAGAATCTTCCCTGAAGAATGGTATTCTACTTATAGATTATCTGGTGTAATACTAGATATTAAAGCAGGTAGAGGGGATGCCAGTGGAGAAATGCAAGCCGCTTCTATTACGGCTCTTGAAACATGGGTAAGTGGAATGAACGGTTACTTTGTAAACGTAGAGTAATAGATATATAAAAAAATTGGGAATTGTCTTTGATAGTTCCCTTTTTTAAAATAAAGGAGGCAGGTTTCACATGTCAGTAGAAAGATCAAAAGAAAAAATAGGTAAATTAGTTAAAATGATAGGAGATGCACAAATTATAGCATTAGAAGCTTATGGCGGAGCTAATGTTGAATATATGAAAGCTAACAAAGAAATTATAGGATTAATGATTGCAATGGATGAAGTGAAAGATATTAATATTTTAATCCTAGAGCAATTAAAAGAAATAAGCGAAAAATTAACTCCTGTGACTGTGGTAGAAACACCAAAAGCAGATAGACCTAAGATTCAAAAGTAGGCGATATAAATGTATAAATTAGGAGCAATAAGTTCATTGTCCGGTGGAAATTTAATTGTAAATGGTTCTGAAACAACTTATTTTACAGCATTGACAATGGGAGATGAAGTAGTATTAAATGAAGAAACCAGAATAGTAGATACAGTTACAAATGATATTAAATTTTCAGTAACAGTAGCTTTCACATCTGGTGTTAGTGGAGATTATTTATATTCTGTTTCAAAATGCGTATGGTTAAAATATCAAATATGGAGATTAGAATTAACGATTGCAAATTACGATGTTAATTTATTAGGTACTGATACTATTAGAAACGGATCAGATGAAATTCAATTCAATACAAATAAGACGCCTATTTCAGAATTAATGAGATTGAAAAGTAATTATGAACAACAACTAACAGCTTGTCAAGCATCTGAAAATGGCACTGATATGTGGATAATCAGAAGATATGAATATGGGACTTTGTAGGTGATTATATGAGTGTAGCAAGTATACATAACGCAGGAATGAAACATTTAAATTCTTTAGTGGGGTGGGAAGACGTTTATTTAAACTTTGAGGGTCGGAAAATTCCAATTAGAGGTTTGATTAGTAAAAATGAATCAGCATATGCTAGGAGAAATAGTGTATCCACAAAAGAATTTAAGCTGTGTAAGTTGTTTGTTGACGATATTTCCGAATTAAATACTACGTACAGCTTGGATATACCCATTCCAACAAGTAGTCTTAAAAGTAGAAATATTAACATTACAGTTTCTAATGGGAATGTATATCAAATAAAACTAGAATCAACTGGGTCTTTTAATGAAAAACTCATGTGGGTTTTAGAAATAGAGAGGGATATTTAAATATGATAACTTTCGATAAGCTTGTAAAAAATGTAGATAATTTAGATAAAAAGGGTGCTATATTACTTCAGAAAGAAATATTTAATTTATTCGAACCTATCATTTATCAAGTAGTTTTAACTACCCGAATGGACACCGGTAAATCCCGTGCTAGTTTAGGAGTACCTTTCACAAAACAAGTTATTTCATCTCAAAGAATAATAGATGCAATTGATTACGATGTGGAAGTTAATGCTCCTGCATATTACTGGTGGACACATCGAGCATATGTCAATCCTATGCAAGATTATAAAGGGGTAATTAGAAAATTAATTTCTGGTAAAAAGATTCAAGTTGAGATCATAAGTTATGAGGAAGGTGTTATTAACCAAAATCAAGGCGAGGTTGCTAGTCATAGGGAAGGCTCTGATGATAAAAGAAGACATCCTAGAGAAGAGTATGAGAGACACATTATTCATCATATGGATGAAATTCCTGCTGTAATTGATGCATCTGACTTAGAAAGTTTTAACGGCGGGGGACTTTGGTTGACTAGTGTAGCTCAAGATATAAGAGATAGAACTAAAGACTTATATAGAAAAGTAGAGGAGTTGTTGTTTATATGATGTTTCCAGTATTGAAAAGTTTATATGATTGGATAGATTCAATATCTGACTTAACTATATATAGATATTATAACTCTTTGTTAGACATTTCTAAGGTATATGAGTGCACTTCAAAAGTGGCTTTGCCATTAGGGACTGAGACTTCATTCGTAGTCGTTGATAATACCACCTCCAAGGATTTAATTGGATTGGAAGATACTCTTGTAAATAGATATATATTGATTTCTAACCCTTTAGATTTTATTGCACAGTATATTAGGATAATAGCTTATAATGATGCCACAGGAGAAATAACTTTAGATAATGCTTTTGGATTTGCACTTACAACCTCTAATACATTTGATATAGTATTTTTAGATACTTTATTTATCGATACAGGGTCATCATTTCAACCCTACAGGAAGAAATCAAATACAGATGTAGCTGTTCCAGTTTATTTGTATTTTCAAACTAAAAATGATAGCACTAAAGAGAAAATATTCGACTATATATGCTTAGTTGAAACTGATTTTATAAAGAAAAATAAACGATTGCCAATATATGACAATACTACTATATGTGGCTATATGAAATGCTATGATTCCATCAACAAAGATCCAAGAGGAAATTATAGTGATCAATTACAAAAGTATACTATGAGTTTTCAGATAAGATATACTATGAATTACACGAAATAAAAATTAAGGAGGAATAAAATAATGGGATTTGGTTGTGACAATTTAGAAAGTTTTAACTACTCGAACTTTAATGACGATATTTGTTATGTAACTGCTTTAGGTAGAGTTCCTGCAACTGGAGCAGTGGCTATGTATAGAATACCTATGGTAGCACCTGACGCTGGAACATTCCCACTAGGACAAATGTTCAGTGGGGACAGAGAGAAGCAAGATGGATATAATACTTTCGGAAAAGTAAATGCTTCAAGTCAAGGTAATGAGACAGTTACGGATAACACTATGAGTATTTCTTTGAGAGCAGACACGGTTTATAATGCTATAAATCCAGAGGTTTTACCACCAACTGTAAATAGAAATAGTGCAATGGCATTTTTAGAAGGATCTGGAATTGACGACAACGGAACTTACGTTGAATTGATATCTACGTCTGGAGCTAGAAATGTATGCCCATTAGATATTACCGATGCTAAATATCTTTTTTATAAGGATGGGTATTTCGTAATAGATGGGAAGAAACATGATTCTACGACAGGAATACCTTCTCTGAGATCTAATCCATACATCGACAAATATAATAAAACTAATATATGTACTTCAATGGAATTAGCGATTGCACCAACGGCTGAAACTACCGATGATATAGTGTTTAGATGGGCATTTGTAAGTTCTTCTAATGTTCAATTTGCAGAAGGAACAGATGCTAATAACTATACTGCTGACTGCATGTTCTTAGCTGATAGAAGACACGTATCTCAATTGATGTATGATGGATTTAGTGCTAACGAAGTAGATACTGTTGCTATATCTGGAACAGAATCTATCTATAAAGTTAATGCTGATTATATCATAACTATAACTGGTGGGGGGACTCCTAGTGTAGGTGGAACTATTGGAGACGTTGCAATAGTCATAGATGATGCTGACGATACAGTTGAAATATTTAAGTATGCTACTACTTGGGTTGACGCTCCTGTAACCTCTACGTTAGGAAAAGGCTTTGTAGCTTGGACTTCTGAAATAGCTACAGATTTAAACGGAACTGGTGGAACAACTGGAGAAGTTGGATTTATAGTAGTTGAAACAGCAGGAACAACAGGTAGTGCTATTGCTGGAGCATTTGGAACTGGGAATTATGTTATTCCTGCAAAAGATGCTATTACCAATGATATAGACAGAACAGTATTTTGGGAAAACTATACAGTATAAGGAGATAAATTATGATCGACATTGAATATAATGGAAATCATATCCAGAAAGAGAAAGATTCTTATACTTTGATTGATGATAGACTGACTATAGGCGGTAGCGATACTGCCTATAAGAATGTCGATGGTGAAACTTATATTCAAGATGTAAGAGTCAGGACTGATGGATATGTGGATAGATATGCTTTAAAGTTATTGTGTTCTTATACCGAAAGAAAAACACTTCGGGCTATATTAACAGGAAAATCTAAGATGAAAAGGTGTAGGTCAGCAACTATGACTATATCTGATGAAGGTGAAAGAAATACAATGGCGAATGTTATAGCAGGAGATACTGGATTTTATTCTGAAACAAATATCATAGAAGGTGTAGATGTTATTAAAGGACACCCTAGCCAATATGGATATAACGAAGAAGATATTCTGTATGAAATTGACATTTTACTTATAAAATCTAAATAAAAACCTAGTAAAATTTTGGAGTTGAGGTACAACGTGAAAACAGGCAATCAGCATAAAATTGAGCAATTGGAAAGTCAAAATGAGGAATTACAATTTCGTGTTC